ACAGAAGTTACATGTTGTCGATCATCGGGAGCGAAAGGTCGCTCCCTGCATCCGTTCCATCAGTAGACTACTTGATGGCGATCGTGTCTGCAACTACGTTGCAAACACACGGGTGTACCAAAGACTGGTCGCATTGCATGACCTCGTTTTCACGAGGAGTGCGCCGCGACCCGCTAAGGCGAAGAGTGTTGGGAAGGGGGGGAAGAAAGATGATGTCTTGCGACGAGGTGTTGTAGGAAAGCGGGCGTTTGCAGATGTCAGCACGCCGGGTCCGAAGGCCCGACGTGATGGCATCTGCAAACGCTCGCCTGTATCACAACGAAATCACCGTATCATCCAAGAATCTCCTATTAACCGAAGCATGCTCACCAAGTGGGCAGACTCGCCAAGTGCCACTGGGCTCACCAATACCGAGCCTATGACCAAGGGTCACAAGAACGACGGCGCAGGCACCGCTGTGGAAGCCAACCGACCGACACCCTACCGAAATCTCCTTGAGATCTATCGGAATCAAGATGCGTGGTTCACAGCCTACGAACTGGCCTTTGGGCGCATTCGCATGAACGACACCACCCGACCTGGCCTCAAGGCGTCGATTCAAGCACTGGACCACCTCTGGAGCATCGTCACTGGAGGTGCCGCAGCAGTTGCTGAGTGGAGTCTGCAGCGTCGTCACAAAGCCACCGGCAACGTTCGACAGGAGCGGACCAAAATGGATCCTACTACCAGTCGATCTGGTCGTCGACGCAATCGTCGCAGCACCGTCTCCGGTCGGGGCGTAACCGTCTCAGCGCTGTTCCTCGCCAGTGGCGTAGAACGTGCTTGGGGACGCAAAGCGACCGTTCATGAGAAGGGCATGGCTGTCATCGAAGCCTACGCACGTCTGACCAAGCAACGTGAGCAGATCTCACCGGTCATCATGACGAAGCTTCTCGGATTTACCAAGAAGCTCTGTCGACGCACCGCTAGCCACGACATGCAGCTGCCTGGTGCTGCGTTCAAAGCCTGCACGGATCACTCCTCTCGACACGGTGGCCAAGTGGCCGCCGTTCAAGAATGGGGTTGCTCTGATGGACTTCGACCACTGAACACCTGGAAGGCAGCAATGCTGCTCATCGCCCGTCGACGGTACAACCTCCTCATGAATGTTGCCCGAGCCTGTCAGCGACTGGATCGCGTGGTCATCAAGTCTCATGGACACGTCTCAAGCCAGACCATCCGGACCAACTCATCGTCACTGCTCACTCGAGTTCTGATGATCGAAGCCACGTCCGACCTTGACAGCGCCGCATGGACAGCTGTTTGGAACGGCGGTGATGTCTGGAGTGACAATCGTAACATCTGGGACGATGACATTGGCGACACCGCTAGCGAATCCTGGCTCTACGATGGCAGCACCGGTCTGTACTATGATCCAACCCTCATCGTCGAACCGACACCGCATCCTGGCATGGCAGATCTGTCGAGCTCGATCCGTCTGTTGTCCGAGTTAGGTCTCGCCACTCATCCTGCGGTGGCACTCGAGCCTGACGCCAGCGGCACCATCGACCCCGGCGAGGAGTGGCTTACGCCTCAAGCAGCATATCGGCGGCTCGGCCTTTACCTCAAGGGCCATCTCTGGGCCATCGCTCAAGCACGACCAGCTGACACCCTAACGTCGAATGTACTTCTCGATCCCGAGGTGTCTCGCCGAGCTCCTGACAGAGTGGACGTGAACGTCCTTAAGAACTCGCCGCTCGCGATCGCACATGAGGCCTGTCGCAAGACCGCGCTTCACAGCGCTGCCAATCCGTCGAAGGTGATCCTCCGGAATTTCCAGAATCCTGTCGGCAAGGGCCGACTGGCTACTGTTCACGAGCCGCACGTTGTCCTAGCCGCCAAGGCGGTGACCGCCTGGCTCACGCCTAGGCTGAAGCACGTCCGAACCAACAAGGACATACTGCGCAATCAGACGGTCGAGCTGCATCCCTCTGGATCCAATCCGCTTGCCTATTCGGCAGACTGGAAGAAGGGCACAGATGAGATTAGCACAGAGACCGCTGGTCGTGTTATGCTCGCAGCACTGGAAGCGACAGGCGCACCACAGTGGCTCATGGATGCTGTTCCAGGCATAGTCGGAAACATGATACTCTACGCAGAGGCACCCTCGGAGGATCTCAAGGGCGTGTTCCCTCTCTGCAGCTACGAGGGTGACGTCGATCTCCATCGAGCGGCTCTGCTGGCTCACCGAGGCGGCCAGCCGCTCACCTGTGGAGCAAGCATGGGTCTAGGACCGAGCTGGTTCGTGATGTCGATAATGAACGACTTCGCCGCAAGCGAGGCTGGTGCCCTTGCCGGTACATTTTCCGTAAATGGAGATGACCTCATCGGCTACTGGAGTCAGAAGCGAGCGCTTCGCTACGAAGCCATGCTACGCCGAATCCACATCGTACCGAACGTCAAGAAGTCGTTCCTCGGTGCGCAGGGCGTGTTCTGTGAGCGCCTGATGCACATCCATCGCGACCGAGACACGCTCATTGGTCGTCCCTCATATCGTCTGGGCGAGGCATGCGGAGTTCGAAGCATCGACGGACAACGAGGCTTTGCCGTCGTAGACACCTTGGCCGACATCGCTGCAGGTCGCACCCCTGATGGCTATCAGAGAACGCATCGCCTTGTGCGCAGTCTCGCTAGACGCACCGTCTTCAAGACAGCTCTCGCCGGCCCCAAGACAGTTCCCGGTCGCGTTGAGCATGGAGGCTGCGGCAACGGCATCGCCACAGATGAGACATTGCGGAACTACCTTCTGCATGGCGCGACGAATGTAACCACGATCCGCCACACCATCGAGTCTGAGGGCGTAACTCGCATACGAGCAGAGAAGCTTAGAAAGCTCATAACCGAGTGCGCTTCAATCGACGTTGAAGGTGGAGTCCGTGTCCAGGAGGTCGCGGCCGAGCTCTCAACACTGGACAACCACATGCTGGATGTTGTCCACAAGGACTGGCGAGAGCGGCTGCTCCTGAAGCCATACGACGTACGCGATGTCGTGAGACGTCACGTCGGCACCAAGATGGCCACCGATCGATGCAAGACATCCGCGCTTACGATGCTCATGTCCGACGTGCCTCCCGAGACTGCCCGCACTAACGTGTGGAGGTGGTCTAAGGCAACTCGTCGGCGCGCCGCGCACCTCGTTCGAGCCAAGAAATTCGGCCAAGCAATTGGCTACTTGAGCAGTCACACCATCAAGGTGGCTGCTCCGGAAGGAGATTCTCTCTTTCCCCCCCACCTGCAAAGAATTGCAGGCAAGAAGGTCCCAACTGGGGCTTGTACACACCGAACATAGTTCGG